ATTCTGGCTTTAACTCAAAAATAAATTCAGGCACATACTTATCCTCAGAGTATCCAAACTGATTCACATACAAATACAACGCCTTGGAATTTATAGTAAAGTTCCGCTGGCTTTTATAAAAGTTAAATGGCAGGCGATTTAATAGCGCCTCTATTTGTGCATACTCTTTGGGATTTGTATCTGGGCATTGAGTCAGTGTTACACCGTAATGCGTACCATTATCGCAATGATATCTTGAGCCCTCCGCCATATACCAACCAAGAAACTCACACCAGTCGCCCATGGGAATAGGCGGGATGCCTCGTGGTTTGTCGCCCGTTGCTGCAGCAGGAGCATCCGATATCTGAAAAAAATCAGAACTGTCAGTACCAGCGTATGGTAAAGACGTAGAACGATATACGCGGAATTTACCATTATGCGCATCTGCCCTTTCAAACCGCCAGTTGGCTGTACGAGCCGATGATGCTGTCCACATACGATGATTCGGAGTCACCAAGAAATTCACTGAACGACTTTTAACTCCGTACATTGTCCCTTTATAATGACTAGCGTGTAATGCTTCTGGTTTATGAAATTCCATAAGATCATTAACGAGACACGCTAATTCATCTTCCATGGTCACATCTGGCCATTTCTTCCAGCCTGTCTTAGTGAAAACAAAAGTATCCTCAGAGTGACACTGCATGTCTTCAGTAATGGCATTATCAGTACCAATACCGCCCGGACCCATCTGTGTAGCTCTGCGCGATTGCTCGAGAAGATGCAGCGGATTAATTTCTTCCAGAGGAGAAGACAAAGGATTTCCGATCAGAAACTTTTCCATATAGGAATCAAATGCAAAAGGACCTACGGCTTTAAGATTCTTATGCCGGGCAATTAGCGGCATCATAGATCCGCGAACTCGATCACTGTCTAATCTTACACGTTCAGATAATAGACGGTCTGTAGTTAATATTCTTTTGAATAATAAACTATCTCGCTCATCAGGTTTATCCAGCCCACGATTAATAGCGAGAAGTTTCTGAGACGCAGATACCAAACCTTTCAAACCTACAGGCACATATTCTTCTTCATCATCAGGAATGCCGTTATCGTTCGAATCAATTTTACGATTAGGCAGTATAGAACGAACCTTAGCAACAGCCGAAGCTTGCTTCTGAACTTTAGAAAGGATTTCGTCTATTTGAGATTTTTTCATGCTTACTGCTTATTGTACTTATCCCAGGCTTTCTGCTTATAATTTTCCATAGCTTCAGCTAATTGTCCACGCACTTCTTCATCCTCAATCATTTTCAGAGGATCAATAGCCCAGTTACGTAACATTATGGCTCTCTTAGGCGTGGGGTTTTTAATAAACTGAGGTACATGTCTAGCTTTAAAAGACTTCCAACGCTTAATTTGATGGGCGTCATCATCTGATCTTTTTCCATTAGCATACTGCGTATACCAGTCTAACCAGCCAAGCCCGGAAGACTCAGGAATCCATTCTGCTTTCCATTGTTTCATACCTGCTAACCTAGGACCAACACGTCCGTAAAGAGAGTTATATTCCTCTCTTAAATCGTCAGGATTTTGCACTATTGATTCATCAAATGTATCTTGCATATTTATTTCAATGGTATAAAATGCCCAATTATATGAACACAGATAACCTACCTAAATCTGCAGGAATATACGCTATCATTAGCCAACATGGCAAGATATATGTAGGCAGTAGTAAAAATTTAAGATCAAGAATAAGAAATCACAAAAATGATCTTTTAAAAAACAAACACTGCAATCCCAAGCTGCAAAGGCATGTAAATAAATACGGAGTGCATACGCTAAGAGTAGAAATTTTAGAACTAACACCAATAAAAAATTTATTGGCCCGTGAAATATATTTTATAAAATTAAAAAGGAGCTGTAAAAGAAAACACGGTTTTAATATAAATAAAAAATTGGATAGACCAAATGCTTTCATAAATTGTAAAAAGATAATATTAAAAAAAGGAGAAGAAATAAAAAAATTCAGCAGTCTAACAGAAGCAGAAAGAGAACTGAATATCAATAGGAATAGAATTGCAGAAATTTTAAATGGTAAAAGAAATAACTTTAAAGACTGGTGTTTATGTAATAATGAAAGAACTTACAAATATAGCTTAAGAGACGAATACGGTAAAATTCATCAATTCGATAATTCAATTGAATTTGGATACAAAAATGGATTAGACCGGAAAGGCGTAAATTTATTGTTAAGAGGAATATGGCAACATCACAGAGGATGGACATGCCCTAAATATGAAATTTGTCTTTTAAATGCTAAAAAAGACAAATTTATATTAAATACAACAATAAAATCTTTTTGTTTAAAACACAATTTAAATTCGCCAAATAAATTGTGTCAGGTAATAAACAAAAAGATTACACATTATAAAGGCTGGACTATTCCAGATCCTCCTCATCCTCCTGGAAAACACGCTTCACTCCCTGAGGTATAATCTCCCGGGGAACATGGATACGGAATCCTGTAGGTAAATGAGTAATACCTGACATGCGTCCATCTTGATCAACAATAAATTCATCAGGATAACGAGCTAATGCCGCAGCCATAATAGCTGTCTTCTTTTTATATTCTTCTTTAGCTTGTGAACTGTGTCTGCGCGCCTGCATTAATGCATGCATATCTGCAGCGGATTTAATACCTTCATCCTCATCAAAATAATTCTCATAAACCTGTTCAGGTTCTAAGTCAGGATTAAAAGGCATTTCATCAATAACTTTTTCTGCAGCCTGTTTACCCTGCCATTGCGCCTCCCACTGAGAAGCAATCTTTGGATCAAACATGTTAGGAAGATTTTTCTGCGCTACACGGGCATGAATCTGCGCTGCTTCTAGAGCATTGCGTACAGATACAACTTTATCTTCTTTACTCTTGTCTAATTTCTTTTGCCGCGCTGGAACGAGACGGTCATAAGCTTTATCAAATACACGCGCATCGTACTTCATTTGATTGGCTCTGAAAATTTCAGGACCCCAAGCTTTTTCCAATTCCTTATCACTTGTGCCTAAATCTTTTAGTAGGCTATATAGGTGTAGATTAGCTTGTGAAATCTTTACTCTATACTGTGTAGTCTCAGGTTCAAAACCAACACGGAAACCAATTCCTGTACCTGGCTTAACATTGAACTGAGTTTCTAATTCTCCGTTAGCCTGCCTTCTAGTATATACACCGGGAAGAAGGCGTGACTGCATGATCGATGCATACTCATTACCTCCATGAATAAATGTACCCCTGTTAGTAAGGTAAGGTACCTTCATTAACGATATGCGCTTCTCTTCTAAAATCTGATCATTAGTGGTATCAAATAATTTTAATGTACCTCTTAATTTTTTAGTTATATATTTATTTTCAAGCAGATTTTTCTTCTGCTCCGATACAGGTACATCATCTCTGTCATCATAGTCTACGTCATGTAACTCCATACGCACACTCCCATAATTTACAGGGAATGATTTGATCATAGAATTTTTTACACCATCAAAAATTTGATTGCGTAAAGTAGTGAAGTCATCAAAGTCACGAAGTATAACGCCTTTTGGTAACTCTTCTTCTGGCTCAATATTTTGCTGCATATGAATGAAGTATAATTTACTTGATAGTTAAAAAAAAGCAAAATCTGATAGGTAAAAAAGAGGCGCGGTATTTATCCGCGATCTCTTTAATAATACTAAACTCCTGTGAGAAGTTCAGAATCGAACCTACCCGTAGCGAACGGCAGCATCCGCTCGTACAGATCAGGATCCAGCGTGCTGAATCCAAGGTCTCCTTTGACGAGGGCATTACGATAAACCTCATTTGGTCTATCACTGCTGATGTCCTCGATCAGCTCGTCTTCCTGCGCTTTATACATGACTCCAACTTCGGTGACGCCAAAGTAAGACAACATGTCAAAAAGAGCTTTAGTCCAGCTGTGAGGATATTGCTTTAGAACAACTTCCTCTTCATTAGACACTACCATCGGTATGGGGAGAACATAACCGCAAGATGCGCTGCCACGTACAACGTCTATTATTGTGCGAGCAGTGAGCGGTAGTTTATTATCGGTTTTGTCATAGCGGCAGATTAGCTCAATAGGACAACCATTGAATAATTGCGCACTGCGGAAGCTGTTATGAAATGCTTTAGCAGTAAGCGCTCTTGATTCGTAGTTACCTGCATTGGTTGCTAACATCGGTGTATTACTAGGCGTCATTCTCCTCACTCCACCAGGAAAGCGAAGTTCAGAGGCTTGCCCAGAAACAGGACTAATATCGTTTTCCCAATCCTGTATTTCAGGATGAGAGCCCAACTTGCCGTCGCCTCCTCTTATCATGTACCTGCCATCAGTTACGAAAGCAGAGACTATACTAAGTTGGATTGGTGTCTTGCATTGCCACTTGTTATCGGAGCAAGACCATACAGGTATAAATTGCCCGGGTTGTAGGTAGGCCCGACCTTCGTTAGTTTGGAAGGACACACCAAAGTTAGCCCAGCACTCTTGCTGGGCTTTATCATTTATCTTTATAGGGCTGTGGTTTATCACAGTCTCTATATGTCTCTGTACTGACTTATGTGCTTGGCTTGTTGTTGTTGTTATCATGGCTTTTATTACTGTTACCTGATTTATTAACTGCGACCCAAAAAGAACCTACAGTTAAAAGTGGAATTACTGGCCATAGTAAGGATAATATACCAGTAGCTGAAAGCACAACAGGTGCAGCTACTACAAGAGTAACTGCACCTGCGGCTGTGGTGAAGATATTTGAACGGTCCACAATTATTTATAACACAACAAAGCGTTGTATTACAAACTAACTGCGAGCCGTGGAGACAACAGAAATCTGATTACCAGACACATTCAAAACTTCAAAGCCACCCGACAGCGAATCACCTGTCGAAACAGACATGACAGCATCAAGTGAATTAATAAGTTTTATGATGTTATTTTTTGTCACACCAGCGGGACACTGAGTAACTTCTACACCGCCTGTCTTGGCGTTAACTTTCAAAACAATATCTTCTTTACCTTGAAGGTGGTCAGGAAGTACTGCTTTGCTAGCATAATAAGTTTTAGGAATGACATCGATGTCAATGACTTTACCGTCCTTGTCTTGGATGATCACGAAGTCATTATGAAGTCTAGAATCAAGCCCATCACGAACCTTGCCGGGGGACTGTCTACCTTCACATCTCTTCCATACATCGAACGTACAAACTTGTTTTACCTCACGGTAGTTGTTTGAAACAAACTTGCACAGATATTTATGATTATCTCCACCTTCTGGGTCAGCTTCCACAAGAGGAGGCTTCATACTAAAGGCTTCGGTTTTCTTAATGTTCTCACGCTTTGGTTTAATCAAAGCACCTGGAACTGGGATACTGGATACTGCGGTATTACTCATATAAGTCCTTTTTGTTTTCGTTGGAGGTAAATAATTTTCTCTATCAAGTCGGCTTTCAATAAACCAGGAGTACAGTTAGGGCAAGCCTGAATGTGATAAGAATTATCTTTTTCAAAATAAAATCCATCTTTATCCCTGTGCGGGTCTAGCCAGCCCATAACCATTTTACACTTGCAGCACACAACTTTGGAGCACTCTTTATATGTACCTATGCAGAGCTTACAAAGCGGTTCCAGTACATTGTTGACGACGCCAGAATTATAAATTCTAAAATCTGTGATATGCTTTTGTCTCCCACACGACACACACGGAGAATGTGTATCAGACGTAATGACTTCTGTAGGAGGCGGTAGGCTACTCAATAGCCTGAATGCTTGCTGTGCAGCTGCAGGTAATTCCTGATTCATATTTAATTATTAACTTGAAAGTATTTCTCTAAGTAGCCATGCTTATCATTATCAGGAGTTTTAATATATCCTAATACTTGTTCAAGCTTGGCATGCGCTCCTGCTGCTTTAATAGCCAAGCGCTCAAAGTCAATCTGATTAACAGATCCTATAATTTTTGTAGCAGAGCCACGATAAGGAGGAATAAATCGTATGACCGATTGTTCGTCCCATTTCTTGAAGTGGTTGGTTACTGTCTGGTATCCAAGACCAATATGGTCAGAGAACCAATTCAGGTCGATATTAAAGAAGCCATCTTCTTCAATACCGTACTCTAAAATAGTATTCCACCAGATCTCAAATCTAGAGTCATCTTCTGGCGTATTCTCATCCAACCTAATCTTAGCGATCTTCTCACCATTCTTTTCTCGTTCTATAATTCTATTAGATTTTAGAACTTCCAAAATGGCAGGTACTTTGCGACTAAATAAATTAGTCTTCTTGGCGATATCGCTGATCGTAAGCTGAGAGATACCATTACTATCTGCGGCCAGATTAAGGACGCGCATGACAGCATTGATCTCAGACTTGGAAGGATAGCTACACTCGATAAAGAACTTTTGCGTATTATAGCTGTCAGGAGAATAAAAAGTCATGCAGGTAGAATCATTACCGTCACGACCAGCACGACCAACTTCTTGTGCAAGCGCTTCCAATGAACCCGGGATATCTCGATGAACGACACCACGGATATTACCTTTGTCCACGCCCATACCAAAAGCATTGGTAGCCACCATGACACGAATCTTGTCATTCATGAACATGTCCTGATTAACACGCTTATCAGTAGGTGACAGCTCACCGTGGAAAATTATTACATCCTCCCGGAGCGCAGACATTAATTGTTTAGCTGTCTGTTCCACTTTATTAATTGTAGCGCAGTAAACAATAACAGGACCATCAACACCTGAAATAAAGTCAGCCAGCTGAGTCTCACTCAGCATGTTATCACTCTTCAGATGCAGATTAGTTCTACGAGGATAATATGAAAGCTTCTGCGCATTCTCTAGATGAAGCACACGACGAATGTCATGCTCAACTTCATTCGGACAAGTAGCAGTGAACGCAGCTACAACTTTTGGATTCTTTTCACGAATGAAATCACCCACAAGACAATAGCTGGATCTAAAGTTATCAGACCACTGCGACAAACAGTGAGCCTCGTCCATGACAACCATGTCAGGAGGCACACGCATCATGGCATCTTTGAATGCCTCATTGTGTAGACGCTCAGGCGCTACATAAATAAATTGAAGCTCACCTTCAGCCCAGCGTTTAATAGCTGCCTGGTTTTCTGCTTCAGTCTGCATGGAAGAAATAGCCTGCGCTTTAATTCCTTTTGCCGTAAGGCCCTGGACCTGATCGCGCATAAGCGCGACCAGGGGCGAGAAAACAATGGCTCGCCAACCAAGGCATAACGTCGGAATTACAAAGCAAGCAGTTTTACCTGTGGAGGTCGGAAGAATACACACAGTATCTCTCTGAGCCATGATATTAACAATCACCGGTTCCTGACCTGCACGTAATTGGGAGAATCCCATCACGCTCAAGGCATTAGGTAATTGCGCATATCCACTCTTCAAAATGTCCATGTTAATCTTGGACTCTCGCATCTGCTTTATAGTCTCTGACATATATATTTTAAAGTACTCAAACACTGCTCAGTTTTAGACTCACCTTGAGGTGTAAGGTCTAACCATCTAGCTATGGTTTTATAATTAAAGTTCTGCCTACGGTCAAGTGTCAAAATGGTTGGCTTATGAAAAGCCTCACATATATCTACGGTTGCCCGGGATAAGCGTTGCACATACCCATCAACACTAGATATAGTAGCACCATGCTTGAGCAAGTACCATTTATAAATAGGTAGTAAAACATTATTAGGATGCACGGTGAATATCCTGCGTCTATCCATCCCTTCGGAATGAATAAGAGAAGCAATGATGTTTGAAACACCGCCATGTTTTATAATATCATATGAAGAAATATGAATCGTTTCATCGCAATTACCAACACACGTACTAGCTATAGGACTAGGCGCGTTACAGTTAATGCAATAAATATTATAAGACTCATCCCAGATTTGTTCTGGGAAAAATGGGAAGGAAACTCCATCATCAGTTTCTTTTAGGAAAGCGATGATGGAGTAGTTTTGATTAAACATCAGGAAGGATTTTCAGGTGACCTCATAAACGACCTAAAGGGTTCTTTCCGTATCAAAAGAACATGCGGAAAGTCAGGATGATACTGAACACGCTGCTCTCTGAATTTAACAGAATGATGAGCTCCCTTAGGATAAAATATAAATGTTAAAAATTTACGACCGAATTTAGGGTCATGCATGCACAAATTCATTGCGTCATAATCACCTATTGGTCTGGGTATATTGAATTCTTTATCTATCGGTACAACATATTGTTTGTACACTTCAATTGCGGAATAATATTCACAAAGGGGAATATGACTACCCACCATCTGATAGTGTGACTCTTTGAAATACTCCAAAGAATCAGTACCTTTCAGAAGCGGCTTTGCCAAATGTATTTTATTTGGATCGGTTTTAAAATGTAATAACTCGATCCACCCATTGATACACTCCGTATTTGAAGACATGTTGCTCACTATAGAGAACTTAAAGGATAAAGCAAGGCTGTCACGCCATGCCGATGGTTAATACACATCGATGGTATTTTTAATTTATCTATGATTCTTTCTGCTTCCGAAGCTGCAGTATCTGTATTAACAGCCTGACAAATGAACAGGCCATCTTTACCGGATACAAGCGCGTCAGTAAGTAACATTGGTGAATCAGTAGATTCAACCAATTGCCACAGATGACTTTTATTTTTAGGAAACATGAATTCACCAAATACTGGAAACGTCTCGTAGACGCACAACAAGTCACGAAATCTTAAGGGCAGATTTGAAAACATCGCATCCAGCATAGAAAAAAGATCCGGCAGAGTTTCATATTCTGACGGATCTATTTTAAAATGTTTAGCGATGTGAGAAATCAACCTATGATCATTCGTCTTGGGTTGGGAGGTCCTCACTAGAATCTTCTTGGTTATTATTAATATCGTCAATTAAAGATATCAGATGTGCTTCTTCTTCTGGTAAAGGTTCTGGCTCTACGTTTACAGCAAAACCGTTACCTTGTTCCATCTTCTGACGCAAAGCTTCTAGGGCTTCTTGATCAATCTGATTTCCTAATTCAACTTCAGATTCAACAGAGTCATCATGCTCAGCATGATAATTCTTTTCAATCATAGATTTAATATTGTCTACAACATCAACATAACCATTGATGCCAAGCTGCTTACCAAGATTAAACTTCACTTCTTGGTTAGCATTAAATGCTTCACAGAATTCATCTGCAGATACTTCTATAACTCCCAGCACTGGGCTGGAGAATTTGGAACCTTTCACGGATGTGCTCATCCATTTCTGTTCCGCGCACATAGTAGCAAAACCAATATTAAAATTGATAGCCGGGTCCATCTGCGTCAGGGTATCATTGTAGAAACCTGTGCGTAGTTCATAATAGAATTTAGTGTTGTCATGTCCGAGAGAATTCTTGGCTACACGACAACTAATAAGGTTCCCGGTAATGTCACCTGAACCATTCTTTGCCAGACCACGGCGAGACAGAATCAATGTCAGCGCAGTATTCTGGTGTAAGGCTTTGCCGCCAATACGAGTCTTATTATATAGAGCACTAGCTTCTGGCGTCATGAACGACGGACCGCTGCCACCCATATCAATCTTATCGTTTTGATGGTGTACAATAATCAGTACGACATTGTACTGCTTAAGGAATGCAGGAAGAAGACGGCACCACTTATGCGCCCACTTGGCATGTCCAAGATTAGAACCTTCATTGATTTCTTTGAATTTCTTCTTCTTAGCATCAGACATATTATCACCATAATTATAAAACCCTGCAGCCTCGTCAGGATTTAATAATTTTGACCAGGGGTCAACAGCGATAACAATTGGTACGTGCATAGGTACGCGTGGCGTATCCTTTGTGCCCTTTGTACCTCGGGCGATATACACGAAATCTTTCATTGCCTGCCACATGTGGTCCAGAGAATTCACCGGTTCCACGCGCAGGCGGTTAAGCATTTTATACGCTCGAGAAATGCTGGGGTGTAAAGCACGCATTACTCGAGGAGGCGGAATCTGCTTTGACTCGCACTCTATATACAGCGCCGGACAACCAACGTCCATAGCACTACCAAGCATATCCATTACCAGCGTGGATTTACCAATACCCTCTGCGCCGATAATGTCTATAATTTTTTGTGACGGTATACCATATTGACCCACAGCATACTGCAGCAAGAAATGCCTAAAAGGAAAAGCAAAGCCTTCCTGTATCTCAGACATTTTCTTGAAGCTTACACTCTGATTCTTTCTAGAGGACACTGCGCCGTCTAAAGCGATTTTAAATTTATCGCCGTAGTCTTCTTCGCTGTCTAGAAAGTGAAAACCATAGTCAATATTTGCTCCCGACATCTGAGCTGGAGGAGCTTCGATAACGTCGTTATCTACTAAAGATTCGACAGCAGTATGTTCTGCTGTAGTTTTTTTGGCGGAGCCCGGTGGGCGACCTCTGCGCTTTTTCGTAAGTTCTGTAGACATAAAAAATTAATATTTAAAAATAAAGCGCACTGCACGTTTCCATGCAGTGCGCTGATTGTTCAATTAAGCCTTTTCAATGCGATTCACATACTGCACAAACTTCATGAGATCTGCAGTAGGAAGAGTACCCGCATCAAATTGCGATTTAAGTTTAGCATGTTCAGCTCGTTCTTCATCAGTCAAGGCGGAAACAGTTGAAGCCGCGTTTGTAGCTGACACAACTGGAGGCGGCGTGCTAGCCATTGCTGGCAAAACAGGAGCCGCTACTGGCTGAGGCAGAGAAGGAGGAGCCGACATAGCTGGAGGCGGGGCTGGAGGTTTAGGCTTGTTAACCTGAACCGTAAAGCCAGACTCAGCGGGAGTCTGCCATGCGCTATTAGCAACAGTGGAACAGAGCATAAATGTATGCCCTGGGTTCTTATTGATAATATCTTGTACCTCAGGACGGGTATAAGTATTATCATCAATATTACCATTCATGGATGCCCAGAACCTTTCTTCAGCAGGGGCTGGAGGAGGCGGAGGCGTATTCATAGAAGCAGGCATCTCCCAAGGGGGAGCCTCGGTGGTGTGGACTGGGGCTGGTGCAGGTTTAATCGCAGGAGCTGCAGGTTTCTGAGCAAATGGATTTACTACCGGGGGACGATAGGAATCCATGTCGTCTTCTTCTGAAGCGCTACCTGGGAACACCGTACCCTTGCTTGGACGAGCAGGAACGTGAGCATAGTTACTGCAGACTTCCTCAATCAGATGATACGGAATAGCACCATCCTCAACAAGGAATTCAACGATCTCCTGAGCGCCCATAATCTTGAAAGCAGAGTTATCACCATAAAGATGATAACGACCTGCCAGTGCTTCTGGCGGAACAGGATACTGACGCACACCCTTGAGAGATTTGTGAGATCCCGTTGTAAACACAAAGCCATTGAAAGGCTGAGGATTAGAAGGAATAGACGTAGTCTCAACCATCACACCGCTTTGCGGATCAGTAATGTCACCATAAAGATAATGAGGCCAGTTAGGATCAATGGTCTGTTCATGCGCAGGACGCCATTCAGACAGCTTACCTGCCAGATCTTCGAATGCTTTCTGCGAGACGTCGATCAGATAATTTCTAGGATTACGGTCAACTCCGTTAGTGCCATAGAAATTAAATACATAACGACGCTGAGGATAAGGGATGACAATCTTGGCATCTTTCTTATTCTCAGGACGCTCAGTCAGAGCCCGGATAGCAGGATCTTCATGCTTCTTGGCGAAGTTACGAATATCCTGCACAGGATCGATCAGCTCAGGACCCTTAGACACACTGTGTGTGAATCTAAGAGTGGAGGGACTGAGGAAAGAAACCTGCTTGTTACCGAACCAGGAATAAGCAGCCACGACAGCAAAGAAAGCGCTGAGCACTGGCTGATTGGTTTCCGAATCGATATTATCTGCATTGCGATAAGGCATCCAAGAATTTTGGAATTCTGAATCGGCCTGAGACAACGTATAATTAAATGC